CCAAGCCAACCAAACACCAATCACCATCTCTTCTGGACACATCAGCCTTATGGGATGTACGGTAATATTGCCTTGTATCTTAGGTTTTTACTTTGGTCCGAGTGGTCGAAGGGGTTGACAGTCAAGCCTTTTTCCCTTTTACTTATACTTAAATTTAATCGACAACTAGCAACAACTAGTCCCTCGACCCTCTGCGGAGGACAATCCTGTGAAGACGAAAGATGTGAAAGTCACTGGTAATCATCACACATTCAATAACTTATAACATAGGAGATCATATATTATGGCAAACGGAGATACCGATCCCAGTAGAGTGGGAGAAATTAATGGTGCTGGAAGTACTGATGCCTTGTTTCTTAAAAAGTTCAGCGGAGAAATTCTGCAAACCTTTGAGGAAAGCAATGTATTCAAAGCTCTTCACACCGTACGTACAATTGAGTCAGGCAAGTCTGCTCAGTTTCCAATCACAGGAGTAGCTTCTGCTTCTTATCACACACCTGGTCAGAACATTGCTGACAGCGGGAACAATTACCTCAGTGACATCAAGAAAGCTGAAGCAGTTATTAACATCGATAAGATGCTTTTAGCTTCTACTTTCTTAGCTAACATCGACGACGTAAAGAACCACTACGACATCCGCAGCGTTTACGCTAACGAGTTGGGTAAGGCTCTTGCCGTCCGTTTCGATACCGCACTTGCTAAAGTGTTCATCGGTGCTGCTCGTTCATCCGCTATCATCACAGGTGGAAACGCAGGTGGTCGTCTTGACGTAGCTAACAACGATTTCTCGGCTCCTGACGTGGTTGGAACTCCAGCTGCTACTACAGGTGCTGATCTTGTTGCTGCTTTCTTTACTGCTGCTCAGAAGCTCGACGAAAATGACGTTCCTGGTGACGGTCGTTTCTGCGTTCTTCGTCCCAGCGAGTATTACAAGTTGATCACAGGTGCAGATAACGCCAACAGCTTCTCCCTTACTTCCGCAGTTAACGCTGACATCGGAGGTCAAGGTGGACTTGCTACTGGTTCTATTCCTCAGATCGCTGGTATTAGCATCTTCAAATCAAATCACATCCCATCAACTGACTTGTCTTCCGCTTCAGGAACAAACTCAGGAGATGCTGATGCGAACAATGATGTGTTTGCTGCTACTGACGGGTACGACGCTGACTTCCGCAATAGCTTGGGTATCGTATCCCATTCTGCTGCTGTAGGAACCGTTAAGTTACTCGATCTTGCTACTGAGTCTGAATATCAGATTGAGCGTCAAGGTACGTTGTTTGTTGCGAAGTACGCTATGGGTCACGGAATCCTCCGTCCTGAGTGTGCTATCGAACTAGTTTCGTAACACTCTTCTCTCGGTGTTGGGGAGGTCTGTGATTCGTTCCGCTCCCCTCCACTGATTATTTTTTATATGTATAGCTATGGCACTGACTACTAAATTAGAAGCTGTTAATACGATGATTAGCGTCATCGGGGAATCACCAGTCAATACGATCACCGGACAAACAAGTCTACCGATAACAGCTATTCAAGCCATATCTACATTAGATGAAACAAGCAGAGCCGTACAGTCGGAAGGATGGCACTGCAATACAGAATACGAATATGAACTTACTCCTGACAGTGTTACAAGTAAGATCACCCTTCCGCAAAACACTTTGAAGTTCGACCTTGATCCTTTGTTATATACGGACAGTGATCCTGTACAGCGTGGATTAAAACTTTACGATAGAAAGAACCATACTGAGGTGTGGAAAGATAGCGTAAAAGGAACAATCACTTTTGAATTAGAGTTCGAAGATTTGCCTGAGCAGATCAGACATTATGTAACGGTCAAGTCAGCTCGTATATTTGCTAATCGATTTATTGGTAATCGTGAGATAGAGGGCTTTACGATGAGAGAAGAAATAGAAGCGAAAGCTCGTGCTATTGACAGTGACTCCGAGAATGCTGACCGTTCTATCTTTGATAACTACAGCATACTTAGAATAATAGATCGATAAAAGATATGCCTCTGTTAGTAACAAGCGTACCGAACCTCGCACAAGGGGTATCACAACAACCTGATAATCTTCGTTATCCTGGACAATGTGACGAGCAAGTAAATGCTTGGGCTACTGTCGTTGAAGGATTGGTAAAGCGTCCTAATACAAGATGGGTAAATAGGTTTAATTACGCTTCCATTGAAAATAGTGACAATCTATTCACACATTTCGTAAAGAGAGATGAGAACAATAAGTATTGCGTACAGGTGTCGTTGGGTGGAGGTACTCCTACAGTTGGTGTTATTGATTTAGACAGTGGTGACAACCTGCCAGTAACTCCTACACCTACTGCACAGAACTACCTAAGTGGTATAACCAATCCGTTAGCAGACGTACGAGCACTGACAGTAGCAGATTATACATTTCTTGTTAATAAGAAGAAGACGGTAGCTAAAGAGCTAAACAAAGTAAGTATTACACCTGAAAAAGAAGCTTTAATAAGTGTTAAGTTAGGAGACTACGAAAAGGGGTATAGTATATATATTAATGATAAATTAGTACCGTTATCTTCTAATATTACTGAATCTCACCATAATTACATTACCTCAAATCTATCACCCCTTAGACCAGCTACATATATTAGCGGACCTTCAACAGGTACTCATGCAGGTAAACACGCAGACACTGAGTACATAGCTAGAGACCTATACGACTGTATAAATACTGATTACGGAACAGGACCTTCTACTGGCATTGATTCAGTATCTATTAGTAACGGAGGTAGCGGGTGGCTCCAAAACTTGAGGGATACATACGCTGATTTACCTAAGAAAATTACATTCACTGTAAGCCAAAACTCTCCTGACCCTGACGACCCTGGAAATACATTTGTTAACACATCAGCCTACGGAACTGCGGACTATAACGACAGTGGTCAGATTACTAGCACATCAATGGTAAATAACGGTAGTAATTATGATTCGGATACAGCTACATATCCTATCACTGTTACATTCAGTTCTGCTATGTTTCTTACGAGTTGGAGAACAACTAACGCTATGTATGACAGTTTTTCAAATATACCTACCCAACCTACATACACAGTAACAACTGCTTCATTTAGTGCTTTTGAAGTGGAGCGTGAAGGTTCTGTTATAAAAGTAAGACCAGGTGATAGAGACTTTAGAATAAGAGTTGAGGACGGGCTCGCTAATCAAGGACTAGGTCTAGCTTACAAAGAAGTAGATAGTATAGTAGATTTACCTAAGAGCTGCTTTAATAACTTCACTATCAAAGTAAAGGGTGATGCTGATATAGACCAAGATGATTACTTTGTTAGATTTAAAGTTAAGGATGGTTCTAATTTCGGGGAAGGTTCTTGGGTAGAGACTGTAGGTTGGAAGAAGGACGAAAGCGATACCGAGATACTAGAGGGTGTAGAAACTAATTTAAAGCGTGAAACCATGCCTATCACTCTTATTCCTGTGTTTGTTGGTAGTGATATAACATCTTTTAAGTTACAGTCGCCCGAAGAAGATCAGTTTGATACTGTTGTAGCTCCTAATGAATTAGGGTGGAGATCAAGGAAAGCAGGCAACGATGACACCAATCCATTCCCATCTTTTGTAGGCAGTACGATTAACGATGTCTTCTTCTTCAAGAACCGCTTAGGATTCCTGACGGACAGTGCTGTTGTGTTTAGTGAAGCAGATGAATACTTTAACTTCTTCCGTACTACTACGCAGCAGTTGTTAGACAGTGCCCCAATAGATGTAGGACTTAGCCATACAAAGGTAGCAGTTCTTCAACACGCTCTACCGTTTCAAGAGAAGCTGATGTTATTCAGTGATAATTCACAGTTCGTACTTAGAGGGGCAGATGTGTTATCTCCAAAGACAGTAGCAATATCTCCAGTCACAGAGTACGATATATCAGACGGTATCAATCCACTTGCATTAGGTCCTTATATCTACTTCCCATTTAATCGTGGACAGTACGAAGGAATGTTTGAGTACTTTGTTGATAACAACACTGAGGTGTTTGAAGCCGAAGAGATAACATCACAGATTCCAAAGTATATACCATCAAGTATTAAACGGATGGCAGGATCTGCTTCTGAATCGATGGTGTTGTTGCAAAGTGCTACCGATCAAAAGACATTGTTTGTATATAAGTACTTCTGGAGTGGTAAGGAAAAGATACAAAGTGCTTGGCAGAAGTGGACATTCGATGACAATGTTACAGGCTTTGATTTTATAGACAGTACACTATACTTGATACTTGATGGTAGGGATTTAGTAAAGATGCCTGTTGAGGATGCTCTGACAGACACAGGTTTAGACTATACATTGTTGTTAGATAACAGAGTGGATGGATTAGATATAACTAGTGTAAATTATAATTCTCAAAATGATTACACTGAAATAGTCGGTATACCTTTTGGAAAAAGCGAAGCTTTCCCAGTAACAGTTTATAAGAAAGGTGGTTCCGAAATGATACCGTACTCACCGCAAACTAGTAGTGTAGATAGATGGCGAGTGAAAGGAGTTATAGCTAGTTATGTTAAGCACGACAATGTTATCTATAAGTGTGAAACAAACCATACTTCTCCTAGTACTTTTGTAGCAGTAGATACAAGCGTAACTCCTAACATTACATATTGGTCAGCATCTACTGATGTACCGTCTGCTCCTGAATGGACTAGTAATATATTTTACAACAACGATAGATACTTCGTAGTAGGTAAGCCGTACGATATGTTGTACAGGTTCTCCAATCAAGCACTGAAGCAATCAACAGAAAGAGGAGGACGCAGTGCATCTGATTATACCTTCCAAAACATCCGTAACGCTAGTATCGAATATGCAGACACCGGTCACTTTACAGTAGAAGTAACACCAAGATTCAGAGATACCTACACCTATGTATACAATCCGACTTTGTTATCTTCTATATCTACTCTTGATCGGTTTACCCCGGAGAGTGGACACTTTAGATTTGGTGTACAATGCAGACCAGAAGAAGCGACTATTGAAGTTAAGAGTAGTTCAGCCTTGCCAGTTAAGTTATTAGCGGCAGAGTTTGAATCAATGGTAGCGTCAAGGAGTAGAAGATATGGAGCTTAGGATAGAAGATGCACAACCTGATATGGATGCTGTTGATCTGTATGAAGACTTACGGGAGGAAGATATGTTAGAGATACTGGGACTTATGAACCATCCACGAGACGCTGTTATTATGTCTTACGCTACATCTAGCAAATGTTACAGTGTAAAGGATGAGTATAACAATCTATACTGTTCGTTTGGAGTGGCCCATATAAACGGCACGAATATCGGAAGTGCTTGGTTGTTAGGTACTCGACGATTGCCTAAGATTAAAAAGTTCTTTATGAAGCACTCTAAGGAACGCATGGAAGGATTATTAGATGGTTTTGATTATCTCACTAACTTTGTTATGAAGAGTAACACGTTGAGCTATAGATGGTTGAAGTGGTTAGGAGCTGAGTTTAACGATTGTCAGTTCGACGGGTATCTGTCATTTATATTAGAGAGGAAGTAATTGATATGTGTAATGCACAAGCAGGTATGGCAGCTTTAGTATCCGTTCAGGGTGCTCTTAATTTCTTTGGACAACAACAACAAGCAAAAGCACAACAAGCCGCACAAGCAAGAGACATCGCATTAGAACGTCAACGTTTAGG